CTATTGTGAGGCCCAGATGATCCGGTGAATCCAGACGATCTCTTCCATTTCAAAGAAACGATCTTCATATTCCGGGTTGAGGGATTGCAGCTCAATCTTTCTAGCAGAGCGGCGGCGCAGTTGCTTGGCCATCACTTCGCCTTCTGTTGTTTTAACGACAACCCGATCCCCGCGCCGGATGCTGGCCTCGGGGGAGACAAGAACCAGATCACCATCGCGATACACGGGTTCCATACTTGCTCCGGTAATCTCAAGGGCATAGGCATTGGAATCGGGGATGTCGGGAAAAGGGATCTCATCCCAACTGCCGCCGGTGGGATAGCCTGCATCATCAAAAAAACCGTGAGAACCAGCTTGGGCCAGCCCGATCAGCGGTACGTTGCGAAAGGCTGTGCGCGGTGCTTCGCCATGTACGAAGGTAACAAAATCACTGAGATCCGATTTGGTTGCATCCAAGACCTTGGCGATACTTTCGGTGCTGGGCCAGCGGGCTTTTCCCTCACGTGTCAGGCGCTTGCTTTTATTGAAAGTTGTCGGGTCAAGACCAGCTTTACGCGCCAATCCAGAAGCGGAGAGGCCGTATTCTTTTGCGAGGCGATCAACAGCGCGCCAAATGTCAGCATGTTTCAACATAGCACCCATTATTATAGAAATAAGATCATATGGCTATAGGAATTTATTGAAAAAGAAGCGTTGACTTAGGATAAAAAATCGATAAATAGATGTTCAGGTTTTGTTCTATTTTGCAAATGCACTTGGGGGTAGTTTATATTATGTCAAAAATGAAACGCATCTTTCCAGCACCCTGTCCGGACGGGGACACCACGCCTTTTCAGGATGGGGAGGAGGCCTGGTTCTGGTTTGCCCGCTGCCAAATAATGCGCAGAGACGGCGCGCGTATTGTGTCAGGGTTGACCATGACGCCACGCCCGTGTGTTCCCGATGATGTTTATCGCACGGTTATGGGGCTGTTCCGCCGTAACCATTTGGATAATGTCCATCTACAGGTGTTGGGCTCATATGGCGAAAAAATGTGTCCGCCGGATGAATATGTCGGGGACGAAAAAGATCATGTCCCTGTATGGCGGGATGCCTTGGAAAAATTGGGTAAAGCATTGCAGAAGAAAGGAATTGTGGAATGAGTACGGCGCTGGTGGTGTTTAGTGATAATGCAGGTGTGTGGTGGTTACGTTATTTAAAGCCGGGTTTTCGCCATTGTTTTGTGATGCTGGAAACCGATCGCGGCTGTGTCTGGATTGATCCGTTAAGCACAGGGTTGACGATTAAACCGCTGGAAGGGTTCGAGCTGGCGGGTTTGATGCGCTGGTATAAGGATCAGGGGATGCGTGTGGTTAAAGTGAATGTGCATGCAGGTAAGACCGCAGCCTTTAGCTGGGCGCCCATGACCTGTGTTGAAGTGGTGAAGCGTCTTATCGGTTTGCATGATTGTGCGGTCTTGACCCCGTGGCAGCTCTATCAAAAACTTCACAAAAGAGAACAAAAGTCTAATTTAGGAAAAAAGTCCTTGACTTTCTCGTTCCGGTGAGGTAGCTTCCTTCTTGTCAACGGGATCAGTGTGACCAAAGCCCTTCAAGCTTCTGCTTGGAGGGCTTTTTTTATACCTGATTCTGATTTTCCCAAAGACCAAGTAAGGAGAAAGTTATGGGAGGCATGTTTTCATCCCCAGATCCAATCGCACCACCACCAGAGCCACCCGCGCCGCCAGACCCGGCAGAGGCCGAGCGTGATGAACGATTAAAGAATATGGAACGCCGCCGACGCGGGCGCCAAGGAACCATTCAGACCTCATGGCGAGGATTGGAAGAAAGTGGCGAGAACACGGGGCAGGGCAAAAAACTGTTGGGAGACTGATTGATGTCAGAACTGACACCAAAAGACGTGCTTGAGCGATTTGAGCAAGCAAAAAACAAGCGCACGGTTTGGGAAAGTCACTGGCAGGAATGTTATGACTTTGCGCTCCCTCATCGGGCGGGCTTCTTTAGCCATGGGATGGCGGGGGAAAAACGGGCGGATAAACTGTTTGATGGCACGGCCCCTGATGCGGTGGACCAGTTGGCCGCCAGCATGCTGGCACATTTGACGCCGCCCTGGGCGCGCTGGTTTGGCCTGACATCCGGACCGGAAGCCGACCCGGATCAACTGGAAAGCCTGAACAGTGATCTGGATAAAGCATCCCAAATCCTGCAAACGCATTTCGAAAGATCCAATTTCTCCATCGAAATGCATCAGTGTTACCTTGATTTGGTGACGGTGGGGAGTGCGTGCCTTTTGTTTGAAGAAGCGGCACCGGGCATGGCTTCAGCCTTTCGTTTTACCGCGGTCCCCTTATCACAAGTCATGATGGAGGAAGGCGTCTCCGGCATGTTAAGCGACACTTTTAGGCGCAGTGAAATTCCCCTTGGGCATCTAAAGGCCCGCTTCCCGGAAGCGCGTTTGCCAGCGGATTTGGAAAGTAAAGCCGATCAAAACCATGAAGTTCGCTATGCAGTGATTGAAGCGGTGATCGAAAATGGGCCGCGCTTTGACTATATGGCGGTTCTGCAACATGGTTATGGCGGAACGGGGGAACCTGTCTTGCTACGGCGCGGGACATTTTCCCAATCACCGTTTATCGGCTTTCGCTGGTTGAAGGCACCGGGGGAGAGTTATGGACGTTCTCCGGTCATGAAGGCGTTGCCGGATATTAAGACGGCAAATAAAGTGGTGGAATTGGCCTTAAAAAATGCCTCCATTGCCGTGACGGGGATTTGGCAAGCCGATGATGATGGGGTGCTTAACCCCGCAACCATTCGCTTGGTGCCGGGGACGATTATCCCCAAAGCGGTTGGATCGGCTGGGTTGACGCCCTTGCAATCCCCCGGCAGTTTTGATTTGTCACAAGTGGTGTTGGAGGAATTGCGCAAACGCATCCGCCACGCCTTACTTGCAGACAAATTAGGGACGCCGGACAGCAAGCAGATGACCGCAACGGAAGTGTTGGAACGCTCAGCTGAAATGGCGCGGATTTTAGGGGCGACCTATGGGCGTTTGCAGGCGGAACTGTTGACCCCGTTGGTGGTGCGTGCCTTGGCGATCCTGAATCGACGCGGGGAAGTCAAAGGTTTGCGCATCGATGGGCGCTACGTTGATTTGCAATATAAATCCCCGTTGGCGCGCCAACAGACGAGAAAGGAAGCGCAGGACATTCTGGCGTGGATTCAGTCTTTAGGCAGTTTGGGACCGGAAGCGATGGGGCTTATTCATCCTGAAAAGACGGCACGCTTTTTGGCGAAAGCCTATGGGGTGCCGATGGATATCCTAAAAACCCCGCAGGAGCTGGAAGAGGCAGCCGCGCTCGCGTCTCAACAAGCGCCTGCGCTTTCTCTCGCCAACACCGAAACAGGGGCGGGGGAGAGTGAAAGTGTTAGCGAAATTGCCAAGGATATTCTGGCCGATCCGCAAAAAATGCAAAGTGTAATGAAAGGAATGGGGAATGTCAGCATCTGATGATCCGGGGTGGTCCTGGTTTGAAAAAGAAGTGGGCCAAATCGAGAGCCCGACGTTATCCCAAGATGATATTGCCGCCTGTTTTGCCCGCTGTTTCAGGGGGCAGGAGGGGGAGACGGCTTTGTCTCATCTGGCACAAATGACACTGGGACGCCCGCTGGGGGCCAATGCCCATAATGGTATACTGCGCCATCTGGAAGGCCAACGTTATCTGGTGTCCTACATCATCGGTCTGGTCCGTGCGGGCCGTGACCCAAAACACAAATGACAAGAGGTATTAAATGACTGAAGACATGACACAGGCGCTTTCACCGCGCCCGGACTATCTCCCCGAAAAATTTTGGGATGGAGAAAAAAGCCAGCCACGCCTAGAAGCCATGGCTCAATCCTATCGGGAGATGGAACGTAAATTCGGGGCAGGTTTGCATAAGGCTGTGCCGACCCATCACGGTGAGTATTGTGTGGACTGTAAAAGTGATTTGTTCGCGGTTAACCCGGTGGTGAATGAGCGATTGCATCGGGCGGGTTTTACGCAAGATCAGGTGCAGCTTGTGTATGACCTCGCCCATGAAGCGCTGGAACCATTGGTCGCTGAAATCACCGCGAGCCTGCACGCCCATCAACAGATTGATCGTTTATGTGAAAAGTTTGGCGGCGAAGATCGCTGGCAGGAAACGGCGCGTCAATTGCGCACTTGGGGGGAACAAAAGTTTGGCCCACAAGCGCTGGAAGCTATGGGGAGCAGCTATGACGGGGTCATGACCCTTTACGAAATGATGACAAAGGGCGATGGCGAACCGGGTATGGGGCGTATGGAGCATACGGGACAAGGCAGCAATGACGAAGATGTCCGCCGTCTGATGCGTGACCCCAAATATTGGCGTGATCGTGACCCGGCAACGGTGGAACGGGTGCGCGCAGGCTTTCGCCGTCTCTATCCCGGTTAAGCGGGGTTGAATGGGCGGCGGGGCAGCGGTAGGATGCGGTTATGTCTTATCCTATCTTATATAGTTTCCGCCGCTGCCCCTATGCGATGCGGGCGAGAATGGCGATCTATGCCAGTGGCTTGACCTGTGAATTGCGTGAAGTTGTTTTGCGCGATAAACCTTCGCAAATGTTGGCATTGTCGCCAAAAGCGACCGTCCCTGTATTGCAGCTTACTGACGGACGCGTGCTTGAGGAAAGTCTGGATATCATGCGCTGGGCATTGTCACAAAATGATCCGCAAGGATGGTTGGTTGCAGACAACAGCTGTGTGGATAAGCTGATTACGCAGAATGATCACCAGTTTAAAACCTATTTAGACGGTTACAAATATGCCGCGCGCTATGAAAATGTTGATCCCTTGGATCAACGTACAAAGGCCGAAGTCATTTTGACAGACCTGAATAGTCGGATTGAGCAGAATGGCTTTTTGTGTGGGAAGAATGCTTCATTGGCGGACTTTGCCATTTTCCCCTTTGTCCGCCAGTTTGCCTTTGTGGATATGGCGTGGTTTCGAACGACAGCTTACGGGGCCTTGATCTCATGGTTGGATTATTTTTTAGATCATGTGGTGTTTGTGAAGGTGATGGAGAAATATCCGCAATGGCGGGCTGAGGAGGCGAATAGCATTTTGTTTCCTGAGGTTTAAGGCGCGATGTCCGGCGTCGTTTTAGTAAGGGAGTGATGGGAAAATCCATCGCTCCCTTTTTTTGTGTTCGAACGAAACGCAAAGGAGAGAAGAGAATGAACAAAAGTCAGTTGGTAAATGACCTGATGGCTCAATTTAAAAAAGAAGGGCAGTCGGTCAAATGGCAGCTTACAGACCCGCAAAACTGGTCGCCAGAAGATCTGCAAGAGGTCATGAAACACCGCAATCAGACGAATGATCGTGCGGAAAAAGAAGCGCTTTTTCAAAAAGAACGTCAATGGTTCGATCAGAATTTCGGGACAAACCCGGTCACTTTTGATGAGACAGGGCGCATGGTGATGCCAAAATCTGAACAGGTGGGACCATCACGATCCATGATGCCGGTTACACCAGAAGGCGACACTTTGCCCGATGCGTTGCAGGAGGTCATTTATCGGATGGTCGGTGAAAACGGGGACCAAGCGGCCCGTGACGTTGTCAAGACGTTGCAAGGTGGCGTGAACCGCCTGTCGCCCAAACGGCCTTTAAAGGAAGATGGCGTCATCGGCCCGAAAACGACTTTGGGGATGGGGGCTGCCTTAAAAGAGAATGGCCTTAAAAAAGTGTCGGAAGCGATGGCGCTCAGTCAATTTGCCGGCAGCCTTCCCAAGCAGCGCGCTACGGGGGCGCAAGGATTGGGGCAGGCGGTTTCACAAGCCTTTTCTGGTCTGTTGGGCGGGCAGGCAGAAGCGTTGGGTTTGCAGGGGACGTTAAACGATTTCGGTGCGCAATTGAAAGAAGATGGCGATATTGGCCCGAAAACCAAATCGGCTTTTCTGGAGGTCTTGAATAAACAAAACCCCGCCGATCTTTTGGAGAGGCTGGGCTATAGTCTCGGTTTTTCGAGTGCCGATGAAATGTCGGAAAAAAGAACAAAATAGGAAAATAATCATTGACTTTCGGGTTTAAGTGTTCTATTTATGTTCTTGTCAACGGGAGAGGTGCGTCTTGCATCCAAAGCTGTTTCATTCGGGGGAGGGAACAGCTTTTTTAATCTCGTTTTGATCAAAATTTTTACAAACAGAAAACAGACGGATAACCGACCTTTTTAAAGAAAGGCTGCGGCCCGTCTTTTTTGTTCGTGGCCTGTCCTGGCGGATGTGTGGATCCATAACCATGGTTTAAGCGCCGCATTCTCAGATAATCCAACAACAAGGAGTGATGTAATGTCTACATCCGTTGAAAATTCGTTTATCGGTCATTATGTGGCCGAGGTCCATTTGCAGTATCAGCAAATGGGGTCAAAATTGCGCAACACAGTGCGTACCAAAAACAACATTGAAGGGGCGACGACCACGTTCCAGAAGATCGGTAAAGGCACAGCCAGCACGAAAGGTCGTCATGGTAAAGTGCCGATCATGAATATCGATCACGAACCGGTGGAATGTAAGCTGTATGATTATTACGCTGGCGACTGGATCGACAAACTGGACGAGATCAAGACCAACATCAACGAGATGCAGGTGGTGTCCAAAGCGGGCGCGTATGCGCTGGGCCGTAAAACGGACGAGCTGGTCATCAATGAGTTGGATAAATCCACCAATTTTGCGGGTGATGGGGTTGATGGTTTGACCAAAGCCAAAGTGCTGGAAGCCTTTGAGATGATGGGCGAAGCCGATGTGCCTGATGATGGCGATCGCTATGCCATCGTTGGGTGGAAACAATGGTCTGATCTGTTGCAGATCGACGAATTTACCAAGGCGGATTATGTCGGTGATGACGATCTGCCGTGGAAAGGGACGCAAGCGAAAAAATGGCTGGGCACGCTGTGGATGCCCCATTCCGGTCTGACCAAGACGGGGGATGTACGCTATTGCTACTGGTATCATAAAACAGCCGTGGGTCACGCCATCGGTCAGGATATCCAGTCGGATGTGTCCTGGCATGGGGATCGCGCAGCGCACTTTGTCAACAATATGATGAGTCAAGGCTCGATCCTGATTGACCCGACGGGCGTGATTTCCATGCGTTGTCTTGAAACAGCCTAAAAACGATCACCCCAGATTTATTTTCACCCCGCGATCCTTAGATTGGTCGCGGGGTTTTTTATGAAGGATACAAATATGGCTTTTGAATCAAAGAACCTGAGCGTACTTGCCTATTCCAACGGCTTCACTTTGTGGCACTACACGACTGCGGATAGCGCTGCGGATGTGGATACCAGCGGCTATTTTAACGATGCGGCCGACATGCTGCGTGCGGGGGATATGGTGATGGCGAATGTGTCAACGTCCGGTGTGCCGGCTGCGGGCATTTTTCTGATTGCGTCCAGTACGTCTACAGCCGTGGATGTGGCGGATATGTCCCCTTTAGGGGCCGTCAATACCGACTAACGGTAATACTCATCCTCATCTGGTTCATTGGAAAGGTTTTCAAAGCTGAAGAGCTGCGGAGCCTTTTCAATGACCATATTCAGGATTTCCTCGACCTTTTTCTGTTCTTCCAAGGCGATGGCATCCACCTTGTCGTGCAGGCGCTCGCTCTCCAGATTTTTTCTCATACGATGCAGGTCGTGTAGTTCACGAATGAAGACTTCTTTGGAGCCGAGGGGAAGGTTTTTTTCTGAAATATATTTTAGGAACTGTAAGGAGGCGTGCATCGCCAAGGACAATTGGCGTGCGGTGAGTTGGTCGAGCTGTTCCTGAAGGTCTGGATTTTCGCCCTCTTTTTCACTGCTGGTCAAACGGCGCTGGATGATTTCATTAAAGCTTTCGCACTCAACGACGAGATCGCGAAACTCAAGATAGGTTTTGAAGCCTTCGCCCGTGAGAGTGCCTTCGGCTTGTTTGGCCCAGATATCCAGTTCATTGGTCTTCTCTTTCAGACTATCGATAAACTGGCTGATCTGTTGTCGTTGTTTCAGTCTTTTGTTTTCACGGTCATCAACCAACATGGGGGCCCCATATCGTACATATTGTTCGTTTTCGCGTCAGAATAGCCTGGCACGATTGCGCGGAATCATAGCGCATTCCCAGATGGAAGCGAACTTATTTTTAATTTTATTCATTCGCAAAAACAAAGGTTTGGGCCTTTCTAAATCAAGAATAGCATCAGACGATTTTTTTTATCTAAAACGGTTTTATAAATTTGGAAGTCAGGGGGAGAGTATGTCTTTAACCAAGATCGGGCTATGTTCGCGCGCTCTATTAAAAATCGGCGCGCATACCATTTCGTCATTTGATGAAGGCACAGCCGAAGCCGAGGTTTCGAATAACCTTTTTGATGGGGTGTGTGATGCGCTGTTGTCCTCCTACCCTTGGAGTTTTGCCACTGCACAAATGCGGTTGCCACGGTTGATGGCACAGCCAATTGCGGACTTTAGCTATGCCTATCAATTGCCGGGGGACTTCTTAAGGGCGCTGTCCGCGGGGACGGGCAATGTGGGGCGCGGTGTGCGCTATCGTATTCAGGAAAAACGGCTACATACGGATTTGGACGAGGTTGTCTTGTCGTATATTTATCGGGCGGACCCGAGTGATTATCCTGCTTATTTTTCCCAATGTCTTATTTCACATCTGGCAGCAGAATTTTGTGTGCCTTTGACAGAAAGTGCATCGCGGGCAGAAGCATTTCAACGCGTGGCAGAAAAGGAACTGCAACGAGCACGCACCATTGATGCCCAGCAACAAACCCCGCAAGCCATTGATTTGGACGGGTTGATTAATGTGAGGTATTAAATGGCGCGGATCAGAATTTCAAAAAACAGTTTTTCAGGGGGGGAGATTTCCCCCTTTCTTATTGGGCGCGGGGATTTGAAAGCCTATGAAAACGGCATGTCAAAAATGCGCAACCTGATCATTTATCCGACAGGCGGTGTCCGGCGCAGGCCAGGGCTGCGCTATATCGACACAGTGCCCGGTCCCTCCCGGTTGGTGGCGTTTGAGTTTAATATTGAGCAAAGTTATCTGCTGTCCTTCAGCCATTTAAAACTGACGGTTTATCGGGATGGTACCAAGGAAGTGGAGGTGGAAACCCCTTGGACGCAAGATCAGTTGAAGCTGATCAACTGGACACAAAGTGCAGATACGCTTTTGGTCGTTCATCCTGACCTTGCCCCACGTAAAATCAGTCGGACATCCCATACGCAATGGACGATTTCCGACTGGTCTTTCTATGAGGATGAGGAAACGGGGCGTCTTCAACAGCCCTATTATAAATTTGGCAAAGATGAGGTGACGTTAACGGCCAGTGCGACGACGGGGACGGTAACTTTAACCGCGAGTGCGGATGTCTTTACCTCAGATCACGTGGGTACGCGTTTGCGGTTGGCAAAACGCGAAGTCGAGGTGACGGAGGTAACCTCCCCGACGGTAGCGCAGGCCTTGGTGAAAGATAAAAGCGATCTGGTGGACACGCTCGCTACAAAAGATTGGGAGGAACAAGCCTTTTCAAATGTGCATGGCTGGCCCGTATCGGTGGTGTTTCATCAGGATCGGTTGGTCATTGGTGGGACGCGTGATTTACCCAATCGCTTGTGGATGTCCAAATCATCGGATCTGTTTAACTTTGATTTGGGGGAAGGGCTGGATGATGAAGCCATCGAATTTGCCATTCTGTCTGATCAGGTGAACGCTGTTCGATCGCTTTTTTCCTCCCGCCATTTGCAAATTTTTACGTCAGGTGCGGAATGGATGGTGTCTGGGGAACCGTTGACGCCGGAAACGATTCAGTTGAAACGCCAAACCCGTGTCGGTGCGCCCGTGGATCGCTATGTGCCCCCACGCAATGTGGATGGGGCGACCCTGTTTACATCGCGTGATGGACAGGATCTGCGGGAATTTCTGTTTACGGATATGGAGCAGGCCTATCAATCCAACGATCTCGCCATGCTGTGTAAACACTTGATGAATGATCCACAGGATCAGGATTACGACAGTTATCGTCGTTTGTTCTACATGGTGATGGGCGATGGCACGATGGGGGCGTTAAGCGTTTATCGTGCAGAAAAGATATCAGCGTGGTCTGTGCTGGAAACCCAAGGGAAGTTTTTAAATGTCGCCGTTGTGGGACGCGAGGCCTATGTGCTGGTGGAACGTAGCGGCGGTATTTTTATCGAGGTGTTTGACGATGACTTGTCAACAGATAGCAGTCTCTTCGGGATGGATCAGGAGGGCGCGACAAATTGGTCAGGTTTGGAGCATCTTGAGGGGCAAAAGCTGAAACTAGTGGCGGATGGAGCTTTGATGAGCGATCAAACCGTCGTCAATGGGCAGATTAGTCTTGTTGATCCGGTTTTTAAACTTGAAGCCGGTTTGTCCTACACGCATGTGCTGGAGCCATTGCCACCAGCCCCACAAGCGACGGGAAACGCGACGCAAGGTGGTCGGGTCCGGCTGGTCTCCTTGACGTTTAGGCTTAAGGATACCCTGGCTTTGAAACTGGATGTGGGACGGGGGTTGAGTGATATCCCGTTTAAACGGATGGGGCCAACGGCCATTTTGGACAGTGGCGGAGATCAGTTTACCGGCGATATTACTGTGCGGGCCTTGGGGTGGCGCTCGCGCGGGACTGAGCAGTTGTGGCGGGTGGAGCAAGATACCCCTCTGCCGTTTAGCGTATTGTCGGTTGTCGAGGAAATGACAGCCAACGCCTGAGAAAAAATTATTTTAAAGGAACAAAGACGATGAGTGAGGAAATCGTAATTGGCGATGTGCGTCCGCGTATTCAGGCCATTGGGGATGGGCAGCAAAGCGAGTTTATCTATCCTTTCGCCATTTTTAAAGAGAGTGATCTTGAAGTTTATCTGGGGGAAACCTTACAGAGCGGCACCTATAGTGTGCAGGGGGCGGGGCAGAGTGTCGGGGGAAATGTGGTTTTTAGCCACCCGCCAGAGAACGGTGTCATTGTCACTTTGCGTCGACGGCTAGACATCCATCGCACCAGTGATTTTGCAGAAGGTGGTGCTTTTCATGCACGTGTGATTAATCGGGAGCTGGATTATCTGGTCGCGGTGGAGCAGCAAAATGCCGATGACATTAACAACCGTGCCCTGATGTTAAACCCGACGGATGGGGATGCGACACTTGTGTTGCCGACAAAAGAGGCGCGGCGTCGTCGCTCGCTTGCGTTTGATGACGCTGGATCTCCTGTTCCGGGGCCAACGGTATCCGATATTTTACAAGCCCAGCAAAGTGCAGAAGCAACGGTTTTAGCCGCGCAACAGGCGAAAGAGTCGCAGATCGCAGCAGAAACAGCAGCTGCCAGTGTGGATTATTCGGAGTTGCGGCGTAAAACAGATAAGATTCAAACTATTGACGTTGAAGATCGCGCGATCACTCAAGAAAAAATTGATCCGTCGGTTCAGCTTAGCGGGCCGTCTTTGGGGACAAATTCAATCATTCGAACCAACAGTTCGACGATTGTTGAGAATATCACTATTCCTGTCGGTACAAACGGCATGAGCGCCGGACCGATCAGGATCGCCAAGACAAATGAATTTCTTTGGTCGGAGGACTTGACGCAAGGAGTCTGGACAGACCCTTTGAACCAATGGTCGGTTGCCAATGTTAACGGTCTTAATCCGTTCGGTGTTACTCAGCAGGTCAGTGAGGTTAGTCTTACTGAACCTGCTTTGATACGCTACGGGCCTACAGATTTTATTGTTGGGCAGACCTATACATTTTCAGCCTATTTTAAACTGACCAGCGGTCATGTCACGCATATCGAGGGAGACCAAGGGGACGGAGATGTGGTCAATATCGGGACGCCGACGGCTGCGTGGCAACGCTTCTCTTTCACGTTTGTGGCGAACGCCAATCTGAATTTTGATCTGGTAGCTTATTGTTATCAGCCTTCAACTTTACAAATTTTTGGCGCGCAGACGGTCGAGGGTACAGAGATAGTACCTTACGAAAAAACAACAATGGCACCAGCTGAAGCAACCGTAACAGTTGATGGAACATGGACAGTGGTGGGAGGTTGATATGACGATAATAGCCAATAAAATTCAAAATCAAGCAGGTGGCCCTGTTGAGCTGGCGAAGCAATCGGCTGCCAAAGCATGGGGGAATTATAATGGAGGCGCAGCGATCCTGCGGCAGAGTTTCAATGTAAGCTCTGCGATTGACCTGAATATAGGTCATGTGGAGTTGAGCTTTATCAACGCTATGAGGGATGCTGAATTTTGTAGCAATTCTACATGTAAGTATTTGGTCAATAGTTTTTATGGAAACAATACAAAGGCCGAATGTTATGGACGGGAGGCCAGTGTGGTGAATGTCCTTACTATGTCATCCTCTAACGGCAATAACTATGATTGTGAGCATCTAAACGTGATTATAGCAGGAGATTTAGCGCAATGACGATCAAGGCAAATAAACTTGAAAGTTTGATCGGTAATAAAGCCATTGCTGTGGAGGCGCTGGTTGATGGGGTTGCCAAGGCGTTGGTGAACTACAATGGTGTGGGCGGTGTTGTGAACAAGAGTTTAAATGTGAGCAGCGCTGTTGATGTGGCGGTGGGAACGTATGGGTTCAATCTTACAAATGCAATGGCAGATCAATATCCCTCCATTGGCACTTCAATACAAATGACAGATCAAGCGTATGGTAGCTATTTTGGTATGTGCGCTGAAGTTGATCGTTTTAGAGACCCTACGCCAAGCAGCGTGCATGTGATCTGTAAGTATAGTCTCAGTGCGGGCATTTATGATTGTGGCATGTACAGCGTTACCTTGAATGGAGATTTAGCCTAATGGGAAAGCTCGTCACGAATCAGTTTAACGGAAAAACCGTGACCGTATTGGCAGAACTCCCGCTCTGGCAGCGCCTTGAGCTCGCCCATCACCAGCTGGAGCCTGTCCAATCTAATTACCGTATCGTCTTTGAGTCTGATCTCGACCATCCTGCTGCGGTCTTAATTCCGGATCCAAACTGGCTGGCTTGTGCGTTACAGGGGGGGATTTTGCCACCTGTGCATGTTTATCATGACTTGGAATATGGTGAGAACGGTCGAGTGCTCAATGGACATATTTTACATGAGACCCCACCAATCGCAGCGATGAGTGAAGAAGAAGCAATCGAGTACCTGATCCAGAAAGACGTACCGGCACATATCTGGAAGCAGGCTCAAGGCAATTCGGTGCGGCTGTTGATTTGTCGCAAAACTCAATTACCCGCAACACGAAACTGGCGTAATGCGTGGAATTTAATACAGGAGAAAGCAGCATGACAGATGTCTTTATTAAAACCCCCTCAGGAACCGATCGAGTCCATGAAATCCAGAAACCGGAGAAACGCCTTTTTCGCGATGCGTGGCAACTCAACGGCCCCGTGATTGAGGTGGATATGAGTAAGGCACGTGCGATTTGGCGCGACAAAATCCGCACGGCGCGTGCCCCTGTTTTGAAAAATCTGGACGCAGCCTATATGAAAGCCCTCGAAAGTGGAGATACGGTTTTGCAACAGGACATTGCGGTGCAAAAGCAAATGTTGCGGGATGCAACGGAAATACCGGAAATTGATCAGGCCACAACGCCTGAACAATTGGCAGGGGTGCAGCCCATAGGTTTGTTAGTCGACTAAAAAAATAAAGCCGCCCTTGCTTCAAGTCGGGGCGGCTTTTTCTTGAGGATTGGGATGGAAGAGAAAAAAACAGGACCGGTTCGTAGACGTCGTCGTCGCAAAACGCGCCTTCTGGAAACGGTTCGCCAGGAGCTTGAACGGACGCTGCCGACCTACATTCATGATGCGGTGATAAGTTATGAAGGTTTTTTGGACAGCCCTTTACCAGAAGATGCAAAAGGGTTTGCCGCTTATCACAGTGCCTGCAAGGCAGCTTTAACCCATGTGGAGGTTTTAGCAAAGCTGATGCGCTGGTGTGAAAACACGCCTGAAGAGGTTGCAGCGCACGTCCACTCTGAAGGGGAGGAAATTGCAGACCTTTTGGCAGGGGCACGCGCAGCTTTACAAGAACTGGAAGGGTAGTTTGGCGGCACACACTTTCTAAAAAGGAGAAGAGAAAAAAATGGAAAAACGTGTGGTGTTCCCGGAATTTGTCATGTTGTGGGATCAGTTGCAGGGATTGGGCATGCCACAACATCACTTGAAAATTTGTCGATGGCTGGATCAATGCTGGATCGGAGGCCAGCGTGAACTGTTGTTGATGGCATTTCGCAACAGCGGCAAAAGTACATTGGTTGGGCTGTTTTGTGCGTGGCTGTTGTATCTGGATGCAGATCGCCGGATCATGGTGATGGCGGCTGATTTTGCGCTGGCAAAAAAGATGGTGCGTAATGTCAAACGGATCATAGAGCGCCACCCCCTGACGAAAGCGCTTAAACCGAAACGCAAAGAACAATGGGCTTCGGATCAGTTTACTGTCAACAGGCCTAGTGAATTGCGTGATCCGTCTATGTTGGCAAAAGGGATCGGTGCAAACATTACGGGATCCCGTGCTGATGTGGTGATTTGTGATGATGTAGAAGTCCCGAATACCTGTGATAGTGCACCGAAACGCCTGGATTTGCGCGCCCGTTTGCAAGAAATAGACTATGTGATCGTCCCCGGTGGCTTGCAGCTTTATGTGGGGACGCCTCATACATTTTATACGATCTATGGCGATAAGGCGCAGGATGGGGAAGAGCCGTTTTTGGCAGAGTTTGAGCGATTTAAACTGCCTTTGTTGGATGTGAACGGCAAAAGCCAATGGCCGGAACGTTTCCCTGACAAAAATATTGCTTCCATTCAACGTCGGACGGGGCGCAATAAGTTTGAAAGCCAGATGATGTTGCGTCCGGTCAATATCTCGGAAAGTCGCCTTGACCCGGATTTGATGCAGCCTTACACGGCTGAACTGGATTATCGCGAGCATAATCAGCAAGCCTCGCTTTACCTGGAGGACAAACGTCTTGTGTCGTCGAGCTGTTGGTGGGACCCTTCTTTTGGTAGCCCAGACAAAGGGGACGCGAGTGTGATTGCAGCCGTCTTTACTGATGAAACGGGGGGGTACTGGCTGCATGGGTTGCGTTATATGACCCATGATCCGCGCCTGATTGCCAAGGTGGACGAGGCAACTCAGCTTTGTGGGCAGGTGGTGGATTTTGTGCGCCAGTATTATTTACCCTCGGTTTGTCTGGAGACAAATGGCGTGGGTAAATTCTTACCCGGACTGCTTCGTCGAGAATTGGAAAAACAAGGTGTTCGCTGTGCGGTGATTGAGAAACATTCCCGTACCAATAAGGCTGAACGGATCTTAAGTGCCTTTGACGTCGTGTTGGCGTCCAAAGCCTTGCATGTGCATCAGCAGGTGTTGAAAACGAAGTTCCCAGTAGAGATGCGTGAATGGGTGGCGAATGTGGCAACACGGGATGACGCGCTGGATGCGGTTGCGGGATGTTTGTCCAGTGAACCGGTGCGCCTTTCCCGTCAGCCCCTGTTTGAGTTGGAAGGCAAGGTAATGAACCGTTGGGGCGGGGGCAGTGCAAGCCATCAGGCAACGACAGACTTTAATCTTTGAGTTGATGTTTACTTTATGAAGGGCAATCGAGGCGTTGAACGGGTGAAAAAACTCCCCATATATCTTCTAGAGTTCATTTTGACAGGAGGACACGATGAGAGCCTTCATGAGCATAGGGATCTTATGCGCGGTCATGATGTCGTTTAGCTGGGAAGCGCTGGCCCAGAACCTGTGTGGTCAACGCATGGATATCATTGATACCTTGAAAAAACGCTATCAGGAAGAACCGGTTTCTATGGGACTGGCGGGCAACGGCGGTGTTGTTGAAGTCTTCGCCTCTACCAAAGGAAGCTGGACGATTATCGTCACCCGACCGACCGGGGTTGCCTGCGTCGTCAGTGCCGGTGAAGCCTGGGAAAGTCTGAAAGGTCCGAGTGAGTTGGATCAAGGGGTTTAAGGTCTTTTAAATCTAGAAAATTTTAAACGTTCTGCGGGCGCGTGCAGGACGTTTTTTTGTGTCTTTAAGGAGTGAAAAATGAAGGGAAGCTGGAGCATCGACCTGATTTGGTGGATTACGGCCTTTGAATTGCCTGCAATGGCGAGCCTATTCTGGATGATCTGGAAAAATCGACAGGATTTCGACGATACCCTGTCGGATTTGCGCGAACATACGGACAATGGACTGGGCAACAGCCGTGAGAGCCTGTCGGCCTACAAGCTGGAAGTTGCGCAAAATTATGCCTCCATCACCTACATGAAAGATGTGGAGAGGCGTTTAACCGGACATTTGGTCCGTATCGAAAACAAACTTGATTTACCTGTACGCGAAAGGAACTGAGATGACGCAGTCCAGATATACAAAATCACCGGAAACCGCGATTGATATTCTGGCCCGTACCCTTTATGGCGAAGCCCGTGGGGAAAAGGTGCGCGGGATTGAGGCGGTTGCCTGTGTGATTATCAACCGAGTGGAGAAAGCCCTGAAACGTGGCGGATATTGGTGGGGCAGTGATGTTGAAAAAGTCTGTCTGAAACCGTGGCAGTTTTCGTGTTGGAACGTCAATGATCCGAACCGTGAAAAAATTCTGCAGGTCGATCGCCAGAACAAGGTCTTTGCAACTTGTTTACGTGTGGCCCGACGCGCTGTTTTTGGGGCGTTGACGGATATGACGGGCGGGGCAACCCATTATCATGTGGATGGATTGTTACCTGCGTGGGCGCGCTATCAAATCCCCTGTGTGGAGATCGGGCAGCACGTTTTTTATCGCGATATCCCGTAACGTATTTTTGAATTTAAGAGTGGTTGAAGTCTTTTGCCGGTGGCAAAGGGCTTTTTTTTTATGAGGGGAAGGATATGAAGATCAGAGTGATTGCAGGCCTGTTTGCTACGGGGGTGTTGACAGGTGCCTGTGTGTTGGAAGGGGTGAGTGTGGGAGCTGTGCTGGGCTTTATCGCAACCCATGCCGCGCGGGTGGGCGAGGCCGCAAGTGTTTTGCAGGTGGCGATCGATAAATATCGTGCCAGTGAGACGGGGCTGGAGAAAGTGAAAGTTCTTGCCGAGGTGTCTTGTCACTTTAGAACACATCACCCTGACGAGATGGGCTATCTGCGTGAAAAGCTGGCAGAAGCCGGAGTCTCGACAGAAATAGCAAACGCAGCGCGCAAGTTAGCGGATGAGAAATGCAAAAAACAGGCGAAAGTGCCTGAAAACACCCTATAAGGTGAATTTCTTGCTTTTCCATGTTGCTTGAACGTTGGAGATTTTGTAATGTGCGCGCACTTTAGGATAAAGTTGATAAGTCGTTCTTGCTGCTGCTCTGTGCTACAGTGACCAAGCGCGAGAATTGAGAACCCACAAGGAACGATTATGAGTGTAGATTGGACGCCTGAACGTATCGAGTTGCTGACACAGCTCTGGAACGAAGGCATTGCAACCAGTGAAATCGGGCGTCGTCTCGATGTGACTAAAAACGCCGTTGTTGGTAAAGTGCACCGACTGGGTTTGCCAAAGCGCCAATCCCCCATTCAGCGTAAACCTGCGAAAAAGAAAAAAGCACCGGAGCCAGAAGTGGTGACGCTGGACAAGTTGCGTCCGGGCATGTGTGCTTGGCCAATCGGTGATCCGGGGACGCCAGGGTTTCATTTCTGTGGTGAAAAATCAACAGAAGGCAAACCTTACTGCGAGACCCATTGCGAACAAGCCTATGTGCGTAATATCAAGGAAGATCGCAAAAAACAGGCTTAGCCCAATTTTGTGTAAGAGAATAAAAAAAGCGTCCCAGTATTTTAGGACGCTCAGATCTCTGACAAACCCCGTCAATTTTGGCGGGGTTTGTTATTTTCTATAAGGTTGTGTTTTTTTGTTCTGTTGGACATTTCTTTAAGCAGGTTGCTCCACTGCTTCATTTTCAGGCATATGTGGGCGTTCCAGTGGGTAAATATCGCCATAAAAACCTGAGACGGGCTAAGATGAGGGCGATTTTCTTGATGTTTTGGGCGGTGGCTGCCATCAAGCATTGCTCTTTCACTTTAGTCAGGCCTCTCAGACGGGCATAGCGGTGCCCATGTAGTTGTTTGGCATCAGCAAAACT